TGCACCCCACCCCGACAAGCAAGTAAAACCCTAGGGTCCCCCTAAGCTCCTAGAGTACCCCCGTCAACCTTCTTAGGTGTTAGCCGTAAGGCTGTCGGGACGTAAGGCCATCGAGGGGGCTTTGTGTCTAGGTATCTTTACCACTAGACGTGGAGGTGGCTAGACGGCTAGATGGCCAGACTTCTAGAGGGTTAGAGGGGTAGAGGGGGAGATGGGTATGTGCCTAGCGGCACGGAAGGATAACCTTCTAAGTATCTAGGCTTATATACGTCTAAGCGTATGGACGTCTATACGTCTTGTAATTACTTGTTGACTGCTTACTGTTAGTATGCTATTCGCGTACATGCGGACTATCTATAGTAAAGTAAGCTATTGCTGGTGTAACTTATTTATTACTTATTTCTCTTTATAAATCATGTACTTATAAATTAATTCGTATTTATTTCATCTTTTTTGCACTTAATACTTGCAACTTAAATAACGTATTGCTATTATTTCTACATCGAAACGGAACAGCGTTTCTTACCTTAAGCTTAACTGGTGACGAAGCTTAGTGTTAGTCCTTCAAGGCATCTAAATAACTTCTAAGAACTTTATCGAATTAGGTTGACAACGTTCTAACGATTATGTATTATGCACTTACTCGCTGAGATAGCGACACGTTTACCTTAAGGGGGCATGGTCTGCCTCTTACAGCTCCCCGCTTGAGCAACTAAAGACTAGGACGGCTAAGTTTCAATACTAGCCTGTCGGGTTCGCTAGATTCCTACGCTATACAACTTGTATATGTTTAGGCAGCCAAGCTCGATAGGTGCAAGTCCCACTAGGTAATACGTTAATGCGTTCTTCCCGTACCTATACACCTCTAATGGTGGCCAGCAGTGGCTTAGCTAACGCTCATAACCTGCAATAAACGTGAACCATTGGAAACAGTGGGGAGTAAAAGGGAAGTAAGCAAAGCTAACGTTGGTTAGTACATAGGCTCTAAGTCTTACGTACATGCTAACGGGTAACGGTCTAGCAAGCTGTTACTGCTTTGTGTATAGCGGACAAACAAACAATTAGTTAATAAGTCGTAGCCCTGTACTTACGGGGTTACTATCATATTAACTGGCTAACAGCCTACTATTAAACAGCTCATTGAGCTAAGGAAATACTATGTCTAACTTCAAAACTAAACTTGCAGCCTTCCGTCGTTCAGGTCTATCACAACGTGATAACCTACAAGAGCTGGTACAAATGGCTATGACTCACGCCCAAGAGAACCAAGACGAGTTCACACAGCTGTCTCAAGTCATGGCTACTACGGTAGAGATTAAATCATTCCGTACTGCTACGCTTAAGGACTACATCAAGGCGCATGTGTCTAACGTTACTTACACTAAGAACAAAGCTGGTGATTTCATGTTCAAGAAAGAGGTGAAAGGTACGCCATGTGAGTACAAGACACTTGAGTCTAAGTGGTACGACTTCGACAGTAAAGGCCAAGCGTCTGCTGATATTGACGTACTAGCACAGGCTAAGGCGTTACTACAGCGTATCAATAAAGGTATGGCTGGCACTGGTACTGCTAAGATTAAGGAAGGGCAGGAGAAAGCGGCTCAGGACTTACAACAGGCACTTGCTAAGCTTACAGCGTAACGTACTGCTTAAGCTAAGGATAACGCCCTGCTAGACAGGGCACTCACTATCTAAGGAGATTCTAATGGTAACTATCAGACGTAGTCCCACTGGCTTATGCTGGTGGGTACTATTCAACGGCAATCTTATTCAGACTACTGACCTTAAGCGTGAAGCTAAGGCTGCTGCTGAGAAGATGGAACGTATTGTAACTAACACGGGACTATCGTATGCTTAGCAGAGAAGACGACCTAGAAGAATTAACTATACCTGAGATGATAATAGCGTTCGGTACTATCATAGTAGCGTTCGTGCTGTTACTTCTAATCCTAGCTGGCTTACTTAATAGCTAGTATAACGTCCTGTAAGGCTCTCTCGCAGGACTTCTATTAATTTATAAGCTACCCTACAGGGTGGTATCTAAGAGGGGCTTACAATGCCTAACAATAAGCGTAAACATTATGATGTAATCATAGCATGGGCTAATGGTGCAGAGGTTGAAGCGTTCTCTTCAGGCTCTGGTGTATGGGTGAACTGCCCACACCCCAACTTCTTTGAGTACATGCAGTACCGCATCAAACAACGTACGTTCACGGAGAGTGCTTGGTATCCTGTTGAGGTTAACAGGGAACTAGGCGGGTCTCGTTATGTGGCACAGTACGTACAAGGCTCGTTTAAATTCTTCCTAGGTAATGCACTTGCCTCGTTCCGTCCAGACGAGTTCGACTTCATCGGGGAGGTTATATCAGGTGACAGCTGGGGTGAAGTATGCAAACGTTAGTAGTCTACCTAACCCTAGTGGTGGTAGTACTCTTACTAGCTTTACTTATCGTATCGGTAGGTTCAGGTGGTTGGGTACAAGATTATGAAAGAGAGTACGAGAGACGTACGTCTAATGATTCTAAAGATAAAGGGGATAAACAATGATGTTAACACAAGGCGTTTTAATTGTACTACTAGTAGCAGTAGCTCTAGTATTAGCAGCGTGTGCAGTACTAACGTTCGTTAGGTTCAGCCTTAATGCCAGTAAGTGGGAAGGTTTCTGGACTCTTAGCAGCATGCTTAATGCTCTACGGATTACTAGTACAAGCTCTGAATGGTACAGCAAGGGGGGTAAAAGGTACACAGTGCAGCCGTACGGAACCATGTTCGTTGTCAAGGTAGGAGACAAGGGAGTAGAGTTCTGTGATAGCCTTGAGCGTATAAGACACAACTGGGAAGACTGTTATACTAATTACTGGACTAAGTTCGAGACTAAAGAGGAAGCAGAAGAGAAGCTTAGTAAGGTCGAGAGTCTATCAACTAAGACTGAGGTAGGGGATGCTAAGTACTTACTGTACTTAGTACCTATAGCAGCAGTGCTTGATGTAATCTGGTACTTGTTCTGTATGTCACCAGTAGCTACTGTATCAGTGGTAAGTACGGTCGTACTAACGTTCAGTACACGTTGGTTATCTGGTAAGCTGTCTGATACAGTCAGTAAGACTAAGGAGAATACAGATGATATCAAAGTTCTTAAGTCTAAGCAGAAGTAAGAAGCTGTTCATTACGATGCTTACGTTAGTAAGCTTATCCGTTCTGTCAGTAGTAGCTAAGTACGTCTTACTTTCTTTACTCATATTACTTCTTACTTATTACTTCTTTCATCTCTTGTGAGCATATCTTATATAAGTTTTACGAAAGTCTCTTTATCTTCTAGCAGATTTCTAAGAGATTTCTAAATACCCTCTAGTATTGTATATAGTGAGGGACGAGAATGTTTGCAAGGCAAATACTTTAATATATATTTTATTGTTGTACTATTGACACGGCTGATAGTCGTAGTTCATACAGTATTAAGGAGGCTTTATGCCTATAGTTAAATTTAGTAACGGTCAGACAGAATCCGGAGGTTGCTTCGGATTCTTTGGTAGGCTTGATGATTACAGTACAGAAGGCTCGGGTGTCTGGCAGTTAGCCTCGTCAGTAGGTACGACGTGTATCGTTCACCCTAAGAGTGACTGGACAGGTGATTACTTTAACAACGAATCCCTTGGCTATCTAACATGGCTCTTTACTGAGTCACCTTATCGTGAAGTCTTTATCAGTACTCCAGAGGAAGCTATCCAAGAAGGGCACTGTACGATTAACCTAGACGTTTGTAATCAAACCCTTATACTTGGACTATCTCACCTAAGAAAGTCAGGCAGTGAGCTTCACAGAGCGTGGAATGCTATGCCTGAAGGGTTGAACGGGGGTCTTAAGGTTATCCTGTGCGGTGCATTGCACTCACATGCTAGCAGTACAGATTCTAAGTTAGGTGCAGGGTACGGTGATAACACTGCGACTGTGTTCCGTAGGTTCAAGGCTGATACACTAGCTGCTTGGCTGCAAGGTAAGACGATTAGACATGAATCTTATATGTCACTAGGTGGTTATCATGTATCTGAGAGCGACCCTGATGAAGACTGCGATAACGTATCGTTCTGTGACCGTTACCTTGAAGCTTATGACGGCGAGGGGGAAGACTTAGAGGACTTACTACATGACGTTATCAGCACAACATGGCGTACCAGAGCGTACAAAGGTATGTTCTTCGACGGTCATGTATCCGTCTGTGAAGTAACCCCTGAACAGTTAGCAGAGCAAGCTGTTGCTTGTATTGAACAGCACACTGACTTCAAGGTGTGCAAGGAGTTCCTGTGGAAGTAATCATTACAGCTATAGCAGCTATTATCTTTATAGTATGCCTTACCTGTTACGTAGTACAGATAACCATAAAGGTACTATCAGACCTAGCCGCTAACCACGGCCCTTGGTACGCTAGCTTAGCGTTCTTATTATTCTTATCTTCAATAGCATTTATCTCTTACATAACTTAGGAATCAACATGGATTTATCACAGCAGTTAGTTAACAAAACAGTAGCAGTCTACGGTACACTTCGTAAGGGCTGCGGTAATCATCATATCTTACAAGGCCTTGACTTCCAGCGTGATGTCATCCAAGGCTTTAAGATGTACGACCTAGGCGGCTTCCCTTATGTGGTCCATACAGGAGACCATAACGACAGTATATCAGTAGAACTTTACGAAGTACCTGACTACGACACAGCCCGTCGTCTTGATTCCCTTGAAGGTTATCACCATACACAGGGGTTCACTGGATTCTATAACCGTATCAAGGTACGTACTGCACTGAACAAAGAAGTGTACCTGTACGTATTCCCTAATCATGAGGGGGAGGACGAGATAGAATCAGGTGACTGGGTGTATCACACTGACCAGCGAGGTTGGCTGTAAGCTAACGTACAAGACGATTAATATTAACAGTAGGGTAGCTTAGGTGTTACCCTTTAAAGCTCTTAGCGTGGACTACAGAGCGTCTGACAGGAGATATGAACTATATGTGTGGATTAGTAGCAGCGTTCGGTAATCTGAACGGAACAAGTAAGAAGATATTCGAGCAGCTTTTACAGGTTGATGTTATCCGTGGTAAGCACAGCACTGGTGTGTTCGGTGATGGTGGTGCAACGTACAAGAAAGCTTTAAGTGCGACTGAGTTCCTTGAGCTGAGTAAAGCTAAGAGTATTATCAGTGACAGTACATCTATGTTAGTAGGTCATAACCGACATGCTACTGTAGGTGCAGTGAACGATGTTAATGCTCACCCATTTACTCACGGTAACATAACCTTAGTACATAACGGTACGTTAACTGACCAAGACTTACTACCTGATAGCAAGGACTTCCTTGTTGACTCAGAGAATATCTGTCATGCAGTTAACAAGCTAGGTGCAAAGGCTGCCTTCGAGAGAACAGAAGGTGCGTATGCCTGTATCTGGTACGACTCAGAAGCTGACACCCTTAGCGTAGTACGTAACACTGAGCGCCCACTGTGGTACGTTCAGGTACAGGGGGGTCCTATGTACATAGGTTCAGAGCGTGAGATGTTGCTCTGGATTCTTATGAAGAACAAGATAACATTCACAGGTGACTACAAAGACTACTTCATTGAAGTCCCTGAGTGCGAGATCATAACCTTTAAGAAACAAGGTACTAAGGTTAAAGAGGTAAGTCGTACACCCTTTGATGAAGCCCTGTCTTGGAAAGCATGGGGTCGATACGATGGGTACGGTGCGTACCAAGGTAACGTTAGTACTATCAAGACTGTCCCTCCTATTGAGAAACACCTAGGGTTACGTGTTAAAGATAAGGTGGATGTACTATTAGAGGCTAGTAGCTTTAAGGCTTACAGCGATAGCAACCCTAAGTCTTACGGCTCAGCTATAGGACGTATGCAAGGCTACCCTTATAACCGATGCAAGGTATATAACCTACCTGATATAGAAGAGGACACAGTCTTCGAGGTAGAGATAGGCGCTCTTGATTTGTATAACATTAACAAGGGGATTAACCCAGAGGTTAACCCTCAGAAATTAATCGTTAGTTGTTATAACCCTGTTAAGAAAGTACAGGCAGAGCATACCTGTATTAACTGCGGGACTTCTATCACGGAGCACTTAGTACAATCAACTGATGTACGGGAGGTAGACGGTGAGCTTATCTGCCAGAACTGCTGGGATAATGACAGCACAGTTATTGACCTGTTCCCTGTAATGGAACCTATCACTGTTATTAAATCATTAAAAGACTTGGAGGCTGTATGACAGCACGATACGAAGAGAAGAAATCAATAGATGACGTACAGGTAGGGGACTTAGTACGTATCAGTGACACCTGCTGGGAACCTAATAAGACTTACCTAGAAAGTCTAGGTGTCCCTCAAGTGTTCCCTGTTATAGGGAAGAGCGCTACCTTCTTAACGGCTAAGACCAACGATGGAGGAGAGTCACAGCGTATAGGTAAGTACAACCTTGAGCACTACCCCCGTCGTATTATAGAGAGTAACGCAGACTTCGAGATAGAAGACCGCGTTGTTATTAGGCAGGACTCTCGTTACTACAACAGCGGCAGACTTAACCCTGATAACTCAGTACAGGGGTCGGTAAACAGAACAGATTATCATGTATACGTGGAGTGGGACGGACTAGGACAGAACTGCTACGATTACTACGACCTTGAGTTAGTGCAGTACATGTCAGATGTACCTGAACCAGAGGATAAGACAGAATCTATCGAGGGTATCCTATTCGGCTCAGACCTTGAGTTGTTCGTAGTAGATACACGTACTGATAAGATTATCCCTGCTGGTATGTTAGTACCGGGCACTAAGGCTGCCCCTTTCAAGATGAAGACAGGCACAGTACACCCCGATGGCCTAGCAGTAGAGGTAGGATGTGACCCTGCTAGTACATGGACGGAACTGAACAAGAATCTTGAGGCTATCCTTGCTGAGGTTAAGGCTGAGTTCTTCCCAGAAGATTACTACGTGTACTCAGAAAAATCAGTAGCTACTAAGACCTGTATCCAAGACTTCGAGAAGCATAGAGCTGAGCACCCTGACTGGTTCATCTCAGGCTGTGCCCCTGAATTAGATGCAGGTACTCTTGCTTACAATAACGGCACACGTACTGATGTTAACCCTAAGAAGAAGTTACGCTGTAAGGATAAGTTCTTTGTAGGTATGCACTTGCACTTAGGTTTTACTGAGTGGGATAACACATGCTTTACTCGTATAGATGTTGGCTGTTTAGTAGAGAACGCTCACAGCAATGTATGGTTACGTGATGAACAGGTAGGTGGTGAACGTCAGAAGTACTACGGCGGTCGTAAGTGTTTCCGTATGAAACCTTATGGCGTAGAAGACCGATCTCTTGCAGGTCATACGTTCCTTAAGGATAAGAAAGTTATAGCTGACTTAGCTTATGCTTATCAGTGCCTTATCAAGGAGGCTTTATGATAGAGGTAACACGAGAGGGTTGCCGAGAGATGGGCCTCCACAGTGGCAACTACACATGGGAGGAGGGGGCTAGTGATGTTATCTACTTACCTGACTGTGCGAGGTACGACGAAGATATAGAGACCATTCATGTCTTAGGCAAGTATTTAGGCGACTACTTCGGTAATGCACAGCCTCACTCTTTCCTTAAGACCCACGTTCGTATAGTACCAGAACTTCCTTTGAACCAAGTGATAGGTATTCCTTCATTAGAGGGTAAGGTATTTGGAGGCGACGATGCGTAGAGTACAAGAGGTTAACGAGTACGATTACACGCAGTACTACCGAGGGACGTACGTCCTTAATGAACAAGGGGAACTATGTAAGGTACAAGACGTAGAGGATGACGTGTTCATTCTTGAAACTAATAACGAGACAGAAAGGCAGCACGCTGACAGCTGTTCAGTTCTACTACCAGAGACGGGGTACTACTCAGGTATCTATATCTCTCTGTCAGCGCACCGTACTCATAAGAAAGGGTTACAATTATCTTATGAACAGGCAAGAGCGTACCGAAGGTACTTACTAACAGGTGCGGGGTTCAGTCCTTTCTATAAAGAACACGGTTATGTTTATTACAAAGGTCAGATAGTAGGATTCACTAACAAACAAGATGTCGTTATCTTAAGTCAAGAGATAGCTAAGATGTACTCAGAGGAATACAAAGTCGAGGTACAAGATGAAGAAGATTTACGAGCTGTTCTCAATACCGCAGCATAAGGGTTGCTACCTAGGTATAGAGGTTGAGCTAGAGAATGTAACAAAAGAGGTGACTAAGTACGACGAGGTTAAGTACCATAAGCTTACTCAGAACTTAGTACGCTGTATCAAGGACGGCTCTCTCCGTAACCACGGGGCTGAGTTCATCTTTAACCAACCATTAATGTACGGCTCACGTGAGTTCGAACAAAGTATTAACTACATAGAGAAGACATGCAGTACACTGCAAGCAGTAAGCTCTCCTCGTACATCAACGCATTACCATTTGAATGTTACTGACCTTACTCCTAGCCAGCTTAGTAACCTTATGTATATGTCTCTGCTTATCGAGCCTGTACTTATGAAGTACTGCTCTGAGTACCGACAGCATAATAGATTCTGCTTACCTACATGGCAGTCAGATGTACTACATGATCTTAGGAATTGCCTTAAGTGGGTAGCAGAAGGGGTAGCTGATGACGCTGCTTACTTCAGTGTTGACCGTACTAAGTACAGCAGTATCAGCCTTCATAGACTCTCGGACTTAGGTACTGTTGAGTACAGAATGTTTGATGGTACGTACAACAGTGCAGTGCATCGTAACATAGGTAAGCTGTTGAACTTCTTACGACGTATCAGCCAGCACCGTACCCTTGAGGAAATCAAGGAGGCTAAGGTACAAGGTAGGCTACGTACTGTCCTTACATCAGTACTACGTACTGCATTCGGTACTAAGGTTAGCACTAAAGAACTACAACAACTCCTTGATAAGGGTGCAGTACAGGCTAATGACCTAGTACGTACTGATATAAATCAGGGTAAACTTAGAGAACTTAAGAGGAAGATAGATGATTTATCTAACAAGTTGGAACAACGGGAAGACAGCGAGAGAGCTGAGCCGGAGGCTGAGTCCCCTGAAGGGTCGGCTCCTACGACCAGCTGGCTCCAGAGTGCAACGCTTAATGCGCAACCCCCTCCACTTAGTAATCAACCTAGGTCGGTCGAAGATGACGCTCAGCGGGTTAGGGAGGCGCGAGCTATCTACGACAGAGACGTACAGATGTTCATTGCTGAACAAGCCCGACTCCGTCAAGGTAGCTCAAGACAAACTACTCACTTTCCACGTCCTCCGGGATTCACAAGAGACCCTAATACCGGAATACTACGTTTCACTGGAGGCAGCGTTCCAAGCAATGATAGACAACCCGACGTGGAAGATAGTTCAGAGGACTCTACTACGTGGTAGCGAAGGCAAGGGTATCAGTATACATGACGACCCTAGTACACTACAACCAGCTCCTCTGTACGTCAGGTACATCCCTAAGACTCAGGAGTACAGAGTACATGTTGTTAAGGGCAAGGTGATTGACGTACAACGTAAGGCACGTAACTCTGATACACCTGACGAGGATGTTAACTGGCAGGTACGTAATCATAAGAACGGCTTTATCTTTATGAGAGAAGGGGTAACACCTGACTCAGTACCTGAGAAGGTAATCAGTAACAGCCTAGAAAGTATGAGTCTTCTAGGTCTTGACTTCGGTGCAGTAGATATTATCTGGAACCAACAGCACGATAAGGCGTACGTCCTTGAGGTTAATACCTCACCGGGCATGACAGGAACAACACTTGATAAATACTGCGAGGCTTTCCAAGCAGTGCATGATAACACAGAGATAGGAGATTGGTATGAGTAAGTTCAAGGTAGGTGATAAGGTACGTAAGACTTTACAGAAGACTTCTGACTTTAACATAGGGGATACTGCTGTCGTATCGGAAGTGGTAGACGAACGTACTATTAAACTGAACGGTTCCAGCGATACATACAGTAGCAGTTGCTGGGAGGTAGTACAGAGAGGGGCGTACCCTAACGGAAAGCATCCACACCATGATGTGATACTTGAGTACGCTAAGGGTGCTGAGATAGAGTGGTTTAACAGTATCTATGAAAAGTGGTGCCTAACCTCCAGTCCTAGCTTTGGGAGGAACACCCTGTACCGAGTCAAGCCTCAGCAAGACCCTGCTGTACAGGCTGCTAAGAAGAAGATAGAACAGGCGGAGCAGATGCTTCGTGAAGCTAACGATGAACTTGATAGGTTAGGACTATGATTATATACACATCGATTACTTGCAAGCCATGCAAGGAACTTAAAGAACAGCTCAAGGGGTACGACGTACAGCCTGAGTACGTAACATTACCTAACCCAGAGGTTGACCATGCTGCGCTAGGTATACGTACCGTACCTACTATGATTCATGGTAACTACTTCCGGTCGGGGTACGATAACATTATAGGATACATACAAGAGAACTACGAGGAGGTCTGATGTTCGAGAACCTTTATGATAAACACCCACCACCTGAGGATGACATAACAACAAGTAAAGAGGTAGCAGAAGCCGTCTCTAATGTCCTTGCTAAGGTGTACGGTGGTAAGCCTGAAGACTTTTTAGAAGAGGAGGACTAATGGCTGGTGTGCAGATAGATAGTATACCTCATTCCTGTGGAGGTAGTACTAAGGTCTTCGATGACCAAGGTAAGATAACAGGGTACTGCTTCAGTTGCGGTACGTTCGACCCTGACCCTTATAAAGATAAGCCCGAGGGGTACAAGCCACCTGAACCTAAGCGTCAGTCAGCTGAGGATATACAGGAAAAGATTAATGAAATCAAAGAACTAACAACTGTTGATGACACAGCCCGTAAGCTAGGAGCTAAGTCCCTCGGTTACTTCGGTATCAAGACGCAGCTCAGTGAGTACGACGGCTCAACAATCACAGCTAAGTTCTACCCTTATACAACTGACGGCGGGCTTACTGCATGGAAGTGCAAGACTCACGACAAGAAGTTCTTTAGTATAGGAGACATGAAGAACTGTGACCCATTCGGTTGGGAACAGGCAATGCGTTCAGATAACTACACCCTGTTCATAACAGAGGGGGAGGATGACGCAGCTGCTTTACTTAAAGCCTTGATGCCTAACTGGAACAAGGATAAACCTCCTGCTATTATCAGTACATCCTCTGGTGCAACAGGGGTTAAGAGTATTACTCGACGTGCTGATACTATTAACCGTAGGTACAAGCAGGTAGTACTGGTCTTCGACCAAGATGATGCAGGCTCAGCAGGGGCAAGGAAGGTAGCAGGTCTCTTAGAGAACTGTAAGGCAGCATCCTTTGAACTCAAGGACGCTAACGACATGGTCAAGGCAGGGCGAGGTGACGAGCTAGCTAAGGCTGTGATGTACGAAGGTAAGCCTATGGTATCAGGGAAGTGCGTCCGCTCTTCTGATGCATGGCACTTAGCTGAGGCTAAGGTAGAGTGGGGGCTTGACTGGCCTTGGCCTACGATGACAGAGAAGACACGAGGACGACGACGAGGTGAGGTGTATTACTTCGGCTCAGGGGTGAAGATGGGTAAGAGTGTAGTAGTTGACCAGATGGCTGCGTTCTTTGCAGCTACTCAGGATACACCTGTTATGCTAGTCAAGCCCGAAGAGTCAGTACCTAATACCCTTAAGCGTCTAGCGGGTAAGGCTGCACGTAAGGTGCTATGGGACCCTAAGGTTCCTTATGAGAAAGAGGACTTCGATAAAGGTAAAGCTATCATAGGCAGTAACGCTATTGTCTTTGACTCCTATCAGGAGATACGATGGGCTGACGTTAAGAAAGAGATACGTACTAACGTAGAGGTATGCGGTGTAAAGGATGTGTTCCTTGACCCACTGACCTGTTTCACAGTAGGTATGCCTATGTCAGTAGCTAACGAAGAGCTTATCAGTATAGCCTCAGAGATAGCTACGATGGCTAAGGAGCTGGACTTCACAGCTTACTTGTTCTGTCACCTTAATGCCCCTCAGTCAGGGCTACCTCATGAACGTGGGGGTGCAGTACAGAGTCAGCAGTTCAGTGGCTCACGAGCTATGATGCGTCAAAGGCGCATGTAAAACCAATCTAATTCAGGGAAACCCTATCAGAAATGAGGGCAATCCTGAGCGAAGCCTTAACAGGAACGTGCAGAGACTATCGAAAGCAGAAGGTTAACACCTGAGAAGTGAGTAGAGTAGGGACGACAGGAGTTATCCCGAAACGGTTGGGCTACGAGAGTAGCGTGATATAGTCCGATACTTGTAGTAATACAAGACGTAAGGATACTAACATATTGTTTTGCCATCAGATGTGGGGACTAGAGGGGAACAAAGACCCTGACTTACCTGATGAACTACGTAACTGCCGTGACTTAGTACTACTAGAAGACCGTAACTTCGGGGAGTCAGGTCGTATTAAGATGCAGTATCACTCAACTACAGGTTGCCTTGAAGAGATGCAGCCTAACTTTGGAGAGCACGAATGACAGCAGTACCCGAGAGTAAGTTCCCTACCGTAATAACACCTGAGGTATTCAGCTCCTTGTACGAGACACTGGAGAAGGATGTCCTATGGTTCTGTGGTAACAAGGGTATACCTGCTGATGATAGACCCGATGTCTTTCATGACTGCATGGAGAAAGTATGGGCAGACCGTGAGATGTTCACCCGTATGGGTAACGGTCGTTCTCCTGCTACCTTTATGTACCTTAAGTTACGTACAGCAGTAATGGAATACTTTAACTACATCAACACAGGCTCTAAGTCAGGTAACTTACAAGTAAAGAAGAAGATTAATACGTACCTTAACTCTTACGAAGAGATGTTCTTAGGTTATACTGACTCAGACCAAGACACTAGCAGCTCGCTTAGCCTACAGTACGAGCAGCTTGAGCCTCTGAACGTAGGTTACGCTGAGGTCTTTAAGATACTTGATAAGATGCCTGACCTACTACGAGAGTACGTAGTCTGCAAGGCTGAGGTAGATACAGGCAGTACTAACAGCTCACGTAAGGAACTAACAGCTCTTATGCTAGAGCGTGGACTACCAGTACGAATGCGTAACGAAGTATCTAAGTTCCCTACAGTAGATGCTTATGAGTCAAGGCTTCGTACGTTCTTAACATCTAAGGAGATACGTAATGATTGAGATATCCCACCCCTCAGGGTATAGATTTGAAGAAGGGGCTAAACTCCCTGTTTACTTACCAGATTACGCTGTAGACCGCAGGACAGAAAGTAACCTAAGTATTAAAGGTGAGTGTTTAGGTAGGTTCTTCGTTGAAGGGAGTACTTACATCTTCAGCAACGGTTCTATAAGACACGTACCGGAACTGCCCTTGAACCACGTAATAGGTATACCTTCATTAGAAGGTAAGATATTCGAGGAGGATTAATGCATGTATATGTGTTCGACTTAGAAGCTAACGGTTTACTTGACGTAGCTACGGTAGTTCACTGCGGCTCGTTCAAGAATACACAGACAGGAGAGATTACGTCCTTCCGACCTGATGAGATACAGAGTATGCTAGCCTTCATGCAGAAAGCTGACGTACTTATAGGACATAACTGTATACATTATGACTTCCCTTTACTTAAGAAGCTGTATGACTTCGAGTACGAAGGGCAGGTAGTTGATACAGTATGGATGTCAAGGATGCTTTACCCTGATATACAACGACCTAAGCAGATGGTTATCGACCATAGCGTTAAGCGTACTGAAGTTGCTTACATGGTCAAGGAAGGGTTACTACCTGAGGGCTTCCGTGCTCACCTCTCAGGGCCTCATAGTATAGAGGCTTGGGGTTACAGGCTAGGACACGGTAAGCTTGAGTACAACGATTGGGAGACCTTTGACGAGGGTATGCTTGACCGTTGTGAAGGTGACGTACTGATACAAGAGCTACTGTTCAAGACTCTTAAGTCAGAGGGAGAGAAGAGAGGGTTCCCTAAAGAATCCTTTAACGTAACCTTTGAGCTTATGCAGATACTTGCTGACTCAGAACAACGAGGATGGCCTGTTGATGTACCTCTTGCCCAGAAGTACGAGGCTCAGTTACAGCGTTGGATGCGTATGATACAAGACGTTACGTATCCGCACTTACCTATGGTACTTGAAGTCCTTGAAGGAAAGAAGGACGGAGAGGTTAACTGGGTACGTAAGCCGTTCCTTACATCAGGTAAGTACTCCGCTATAGTAGCTAGGCATGACCCTCACCTTGAGAACAAGACAGCTAAGGAAGGCTACGTAGCAGGACCATTCACTAGGGTACAGTTCAGACGTATGAACCTAGGCTCTGATGACGAGGTTAAGAAGTACCTACTTGATGCAGGGTGGATACCTGAGGAATGGAACTACAAGAAAGACCCTAAGACTAAGCGTAACCTTAAGGATAATAACGGTAAGCTTATTCCAACGTCTCCTAAGCTAAGCCAGTCAGACCCTTTCATAGGGGTTGATGGTAAGGTAGGTAGGTTACTTGCTAAGTTCATTCAGGTAAGACACAGACTGTCCTTGATACAGGGTATACTTAAGAGAGTCCGTCCTGATGGTACAGTAGGTCAGGTCATTACAGGGATAGCTGCTACTGGTAGGCTTAAGCACTCCGTTATAGTTAATATACCGGGGGGTGACAGCTTCTATGGTAAGCAGTGCCGTAAGATATTCAAGGCACCTGATGGGTACAGGATAGTAGGTACTGATGCTAGCTCCTGTCAGGATAGAATGCTAGCAGCCCGTGCTAACAACCCTGAGTTAACTAGGATGTTACTCGAAGGGGATAAGAGCAAGGGTACTGACATGCATACCTTGAACACAGTAGCTATTAACGAGAGACTACGTCCTCTAGGTGTAGCTGATATCCTACGTTCATCTGGTAAGGCGATAGGTCTAGGCTGTAAGTTCGGTGCATCTGACAAGAAGTTAGGTGACATGGTACTTGCTCCTGCTAAACAGGCTCAAGCTGTTGGTGCTGAGGTACGAGAGGCGTTAGCTGAGGTAGCCCCTGCACAGGCTGAGCTTATTGAACAGATGACTAAAGAATGGAGGAGCACAGCTAAGGTACGTACAGGTCCTTGGGGTAAACCTGAGCTGTACGGTGGTACAATCAAAGGTCTTGACGGACGACCTGTTACTATTAACTCAGAGCATACTGTGCTAGTGTACGGACTACAGTCCGATGAAGCTATCATGATGCAGTACGCTTTAGTATTCCTTGAAAGGAAACTCAAGGAGAAAGGTTGGAAACGTGGTGTGCATTACTGGGTAGCAGCTGTAGTGCATGATGAACAACAAGTAATCGTAAGAGAAGACTTAGCCGAGACGTTCGCTACTCTCGCTGAGAAATCAATTGAAGTATCAAGTAACTATCTTAAGCTGGCAGTACCTCAAGCAGGTGAGTCAGAGATAGGCATGAACTGGTACGCAACCCACTAAGGAATTAAATACATGGCTTTAAATATTAATAACGCACCTAAATCATCTGGTAAAATCTCACCTATCCCTGAGGCTGACACACACCGTGCTGTAGTTATACAGGTAATCGGTCTAGGCTTACAGGAAGGTGGTGAATGGAAAGGTGAGAAGAAACCTAACAAGGTTAAGGTACGAATGACGTACGAATTACCTGACCAGACAGCTGAGTTCGATGGTGAGACTAAACCTCTTATTGTCTCAGAAGAGTTAGCTCTTAGTAACCACGAGAAGTCAGTCATGATGCAGCGGCTAACGCAGCTTGACCCTACGAATGAGTTCAAAGGAGACCTTACTAAGCTACTAGGTAAGTCATGCTTAGTTACTGTATCTCACCGAGCAGGTACTGGTAAGTTCGCTGGACGTACGTTCGCTAACATCGCAGCAGTCTCTGCTCTCCCTAAGATTCTTCCTAAGGTAGAGGAAATCTTTAACCCGTTAGTATCTTATGACCCTGATGAGCCTGATGCAGAGGTATTCGCTTCTCTTCCTGAGTTCATGCAGACTAAGATTAATAACCGACTTGATGCACCGCATAACGCTGTTAAGCAAGAGGTTAAAGAAGAGTCAGACGAGGCTGATATCCCATCAGGTGAGAAGTTCGAGACCCCTGACGTGAGTGGTGACTGGTAATGAGTATATCTAGATGTTATTCTTGGGGGGAGCTTTCTCATAAGTTAACTCCTAGCATGGTAGTCACCGCGGAGAACGAGATGGATTCGCACTACTTCGGTTATGATGATGCAGACCAGCAAGTACCGCTTATGGAACTTCTTATTCATCACATCATTAAATTAGAATCCCGTATCGAGGAGCTGGAGAATGCTAAAGGTTAACAGACCTGAACCCCGACCTAAGAGCCTTAAGGTTAAAGAGGAGGGGTGGTACGGGCTGTTCGACTTCGACCTATGGGCTTATGATATAGGCTTTGCGGCAGATGCAGGGGACGACCCCCTGCCCCTGTCGTGGGCTATCAAGGTAGTCGACCAGCGTATGGAAGATATATGTCAAACCCTGAACCTTCGGGAATACGAGGGGTTTATAACAGGGACGGAGAACTTCCGTTACGATATAGCTAAGCAAGTTCCTTATAAGTCAGGACGTAGTACAGGTAAACCTAGGCACTACCAATCTATCAGGGATTACTTAGTCAAGGCTCATAACTGTACACTTGTGGAGGGTATAGAGGCGGACGATGCACTAGCTATCCGACAGACTGAGCTAGGTAATAACAGTATTATCATTAGTCGTGACAAGGACTTACGTCAAGTACCCGGATGGCAGTACGGATACCCTGTTGGTAATCAGCCTGAGTTCGGACCTTGGAAGTACGACGAGATAGGCGAGCTTGAGCTGCATGTTAAGCACAAAGAGAAAGACGGTGTCAAGCGAGTCAGTAGTACTAAGCTGTCAGGCGGTGGTAGTAAGTTCTTTTACTCACAAGTACTGACAGGCGACCCTACTGACACATACCCCGGACTTAAGGGGTGTGGTAACGCTAAGGCGTACAAGGTCCTGAATGAGACTGAGAGCGTACGAGAGATGTACGAGGCATGTCTTGCCCTGTACGAAGAGAAGTACCCTGAGAACGCCGCTGAGATGCTTAGAGAGCAAGCTCAGTTAGCATGGATGGTAAGAGAGTACGACGTTAAAAATAATAAACCTATTATGTGGAGAGAACCAGATGCTTGATTGGAAAAAACAACACTGCGGGGTACACCGTGCCTCTTGGGAGCAAGTTAAGGAGTCAATGCCTGAAGTCTACGAACTAATACAGGAAGATTTCCCAGAAGACCCTGAGCGTTTTACTTGGGACATCAAGGTTCACATGTTAATGCCTAACCAGTTCCCTTGCATACCTAACTGGCACTTCGATAACATACCTAGAGTGAACAATGAACAAGACTGGGGTCAGGTAAGAACAGACTTACCTATGTATCTGTGGATATCAGGTGAGCCTCTAACTGAGTTCCGTGATGGAAAGATTTCACCTAAGACTTGGGTAAGGTTCACTCAGAAAGATGAACACAGAGGCACTATGTCAGAAGACTTCCAATGGAGAGGGTTTATCAGGGCTACACATAAGGATATACTTGCGGCTAACCCCTCAGGTACTGACGTTACAAGACGACATTCACAGGTGTACTTAGATGCATCTAACTTTTCTTGGTAGGAGAGCCAGATGCTAAGTACTTCTAATGCCCATGATAACTCTCGGATAAGAGTCAGTATTGTAAAAATAACCGACTGGCACTACGACCGTAATACTATCGAAGGTTCCGATAACATCCATCAGTACCATAAGCTTATCCAAGAGTGCGGTGAACTGTCCGATAACCTTATCAAGAACAAGGACAGACGTGACGACTACGGAGATATCATGACAGTACTAATAGGTATGATGGAACGTGATGGATACACAGTTCAGGAGTGCTTAGAGAAAGCCTACGAGGATATCAAAGACCGTAAGGGTACTATGATTAATAACGTATTCGTTAAGGAGGCTGATAGTGTTCAAGATTAAGCAGGATGTACGTATTAAGAAGCCGTTAGGTACTTGCTGTGGCGTAGGTAACTGTGGTACTACAACAAAGGTTAAGGATTTATTCTTTACGTCACCCTTCAGTCAAGGTGATAGACGTATGGCGTACGAACTAGAGACAGGGGACATAGTCCTTGAAGAACAACTGGAGGCAGTATGAGCTTACAAGATAAGTGGGATGAAGAAGACGATGAACTTATGTGCTTACATAACCCTGACATCAACCCCGGTATGCAGTTAACTAAGTTACAGACTAGATACGAATACTGGATTAAGCAGAGAGCTAACGCTAAGGATGCACCGTCAAGAGCAGCCGCTGATGCTATGATTGATATGATTAGGGAAGCAATGGATAATACAATCTACGAGGTATCGTGTGAATAAACTTGAGGAGAGAGTTTAATGGATTACCTTAGAAACCACTGTTGGTGTCACAGCGCTCACTGGGACAGTAAGCCCTTTGATTGTCAAATCATTGTAAGTCTCTATAGTTACCGTGAAGGTTATAAAGAAGACTGGGAAAACCTAACCGTAGAAAGTAAGTACCATGATGAGACTTATGCCAATGAATGGGTAGAAAGTATGAAGGCGGTTTGGAAAGAGCATGGCCGTGAAAAGCCTCCTGAAGAGATAGAGGACTACAGGCAAAGGGTTGGCAACCGAACCATCCGAGAATTAAAGCCAGAGGTTCTAGAATGGCTCGCAGAAAACGTCCCTGATGTAGCTGAGGGGAAGGGTTGGTGTGTAGGTGATAAGTCTTACAACGCAGGAGGGATCACTTCTTCGTATGCTGTATTCTTCCAACGTAGACGTGATGCTATGGCTTTCATCAAACGATGGAGTGTACACCAGAAGCCTATTAATTATTGTCAGTACTTCACTGATGTACGTAAGAAGCTTAACTTAGAGACAGGTAAGTATGAATCATGAACAGATTATCTCCCAGAGGCTTAAGCCTAAAGAAGTCCCTGACTACCGTAAAGCATTACTTCGTAAGCAGAACAATATCTGCCCTCTTTGCGGTAACGTTATACGTCCTGACCAAGCGGTTCTCGACCACGACCACGGAACAGGCCGTGTTAGATCAGTACTACACCGAGCTTGTAACCAAGCGGAGGGACGTATACTCTCTTGGGCTAATAGAACGGGACAGAATTGTACGTCGTACGACTTCATTAGAAACCTCCTTACGTACTGGACTGTAGAATACGAGGAGAACAAACTTCATCCATCCCATAAGTCAGAACAGGAGCAGCTGGCCCAGCAGCAACGTAAACGTCTTAAGAAACTTAAGTCACCTAAGCACAGAGCAGCAGCTAAAGCTGAACTAGATAAACTACTACAGGATATGAAACTATGAAGACATTAATTATTGATATCGAGACAGCACCAAGTATAGCTTACGTATGGCAGATGTGGAAAGCTAACATAGGACTTAATCAGGTAGAAGAACGTGGGTATCTTATGTCCTACGCTGCTAAGTGGTTAGGTTCAGACGAGACTTTCTATAATGAGAACCGTCATGGTAATGACAAAGGCTTAGTGGAAGAAATCATCCAGCTGTTCGACGAAGCTGACGTAGTAATAGCACATAACGCTGATAAGTTCGACGTACCTACGGTTAATGCAAGGGCTATCTTCCACGGTATCCCACCTAACAGTCCATTCCGTACGATTGATACACTTAAGGTAGCTAAGGCAAGGTTCCGGTTCGAACGTAACAGCCTAGCCTTCCTGTCTAAGTACTTAGGTGTACAAGAGAAGCTAAGTCATACTACATTCCCCGGCTTTGAGCTGTGGTTACAGTGCCTTAAGCAGAACGATGACGCTTGGCATGAGATGAAGGTGTACAATATCCAAGATGTTGACACACTAGAGCAAGTGTACACGAGACTACGTCCTTGGATTAAGAACCCTCCTAGTCATGGTGTGTATACTGACGAGCAAGTCTGCCCTAACTGTGGTGGTAAGCATCTACATAAACGTGGTACGTACAGCACTAACATCAGCACCTTCCAACGCTTTAAGTGCTTAGATTGTGGCTCATGGTCACGTGCTAGACAGAACATTAGAAACAAAGAAGCTGTTAAGGCTTCATTAGTGGGGGTATAATGGAAAGGTTATATGAACTTAGGGATATAGTAAAGGATGCCCCCGACGGGGCGACTCATTACGACAGGATGTGTTATTATAGGTATTCAGGAGGGTGTTTGTTGTGGCATGACTGGGAAAGAGGTTGGGTAGCAGGCGCTGGACATTGGCCAATTAGGTCTTTAGAAGATATTAAGTACATTATACACTTACTTGAGTCTATACAATTTGAGTTAGGAGGGTAAGATGCAGATTAAATACGACTATCAAGAGCTTAAGTCCTTTATTCATGAACTGTTGGACAAGATATCTATAGCTAGTAACCGTCCCGGTATCTATAAGTCTCACGTAGCTGAGGTACTTCTTATGATAGCCGCTCATGAGTCCAAAGGTACTGAGTACAGAGAACAACTAGGAGGTGGCCCTGCGAAGGGCATCTTCCAGATAGAACCAGAGACACATGACAGTATCTGGGATAACTCTGACATCATTCACGAGGTAGCTAAGTCCTGTGGTATACGTAGGAACGTTGACTTACTTGAGAACGACGATGTGTACAGTGTGTTCATGGCTAGGATGTACATAGCTATGGATTCTAACCCTTGTCCTAAGCCGCCTAGCTATAAGAACATGGCTAAGTACTGCAAGGAGTACTGGAATCGTACAGGTAAAGCTACTTGGGAGAAGTACAACGATGACTACATGGCATACAAGAGAGGTGATATATGAAAGAACATACTATTAAACAAGACCGACTGATTGCTTTACTTAAAGCAGAGGCTAAATTAGAACGCTTAGAAGATGGTGGTGTAGATAACTGGCGCAGTTACGGAGAGGCCCTTAACTACGAGGAAGATGACTACCTTAGTTATGATGACATGTGTAAGGCTATAGATAGGGCGTATAATGACTAACTTATGGTACGTAGAACAGCTTCTATTCCCTAGCTACGAGAGCTACGGACGACAACTACTACTAACTGGGAGAGTGTACTGCTTATGAGTGCAATGAAATTCGATACAGATAAACCTATGATGGATTTAGTAAGACCTGAGTTCGTAGAAGGAGTAGCGTCAGTCCTTACATTCGGGGCACAGAAGTACGCTGCTCATAACTGGACTAAAGGATTGGATTACTCACGACTAATAGCCGCACTTAAGCGACATCTAGCCGAGATAGAGAAAGGGAATGACTTCGATGAGGAGTCAGGACTTAGGCATGTGTACCACGTAGGGTGTTGCACTATGTTCTTAGCCTGTTTTCAAGAATGGAACAGAGAAGAGCTTGATGATAGATTAAAAGTAGGAGACGTACTTGGTATACATAGTGATGTTCGTGGTAAGCTTTCTAATGATAGCACTAAAAGCGTTCCAGCAACTAAACGTAATGCACGACAAGAAGTTATTAGTAGTACCAACGAGCTTCCTGATGGCAGTGTGCGAGTTCAGTACAATAAGTCTGGTTCTGACAACCCAGAGTTGGCTCCTCGTCATACCTCTAGGGTTCGGAGGAGCACTCGGGTGTCTTACCTCGATGCACCTTCACAAGAAGTTCAGGACGAAATAAGAAAGACTATTAATTTTATACTGGATAGCTAACTACTCAGGTTGAGTAGCACCAGTCATGCCGTCGATGGGTTTAATCTCCTCGATGGCTTGACGTATCCCTAACCCCGCATTAATCACCGGTAATAAATCCTCTATATCCCCACCAGTTAACTTCGAATAAACAATTAACTCATCATTCAAAGCAATCTCCATCTTCTTAAGACGCTGTCTGTAATCAGAGTTACCTACAGCAGAAGCTACTGCACTGAACTCAGAAGGTGAACGTTCTTGGTCAGTCACTGGCTCGATACGTAGGCGTGAACCCTTAACACTAACAGAGTAAGGTAACTTACTAGCATCACTAAGCTGAGGAGGACGTAGACTAGGGACTAATGTCTCAGTCAAGAACGTACTAAGTCTCCCCTGCATCACATCCTCAAGAGGCATACCGTTATCCTCGACAGCAGTACGTATAGCTTGTATACTTTCAGGTGTGAAGTTCTGATTCTTCATAATCTGAATAGCACGATGCATACCTGTACTGTTATTAGCATTCTCCCGCACCTTACGGTTAGGGCTGATACTGTCCATCAAGGCAGCAGCTACTATCTCCCCACCTTTAGTATTGTACTCATCCTGTACAGAAGCATCCATCTTGTATACATAATCGAATACGTTACCTACAGTTAAATAAGGCGTAGTACTATTACTCCCTGCTGATAGTCTAGCCTGAGCAGGAGAGCTGCTCCACATATCCGTAACAGCCTGAATAGTAGCATTAGTACTATCAGCTGCCTGTGCCCCTGAGCTAGCTACGTTCAGTGCTGACTCCATAGAGGTCATAAGATTAGGTGCCCATATACTCATGTTATAAGCAGTAGGGTCTTTCTCTCTTAGTAGCTGCATAGCATCTGACTCTTGAATAGCTTCACGAGTAGCACTAGCTGTCTTGATATGTTCAGAGTTAATGAAATCCCGTGTACTCTTAAGTCGGTTAAGGTAACGGTCGTAGTAACTATTAGGTACATCCGAAGGGTTACCACCTGCTGCTGTTACTGCTTCATCAAATGCTGCACGTCCTCGTGTAATCTGATAAGAGATATTGCTATTGTACTGAGCCTTAAGAGACTCTGCCTTAGCAGGGTCAGCTTGTATGTTCAAAGCTAGATGTTCAACACCTGCATCAACAGCTACCCCTAGTGTACCTATAGCTGACTGAGCTGCTAGAGTAGAAGCCTGTACTGACTCACTCTGATTAATGCTATTAAGCTGTGAACGGTTAGCTAGACGTTGTGATTCAGCTGCTAGACGCATCTGTTCAGCATCTTGCTTACGACCGTAACGTATAAGCTGCTCTTCCGTGAACTGACTAGGGTCTTGACCGATAGACGTAACAACTAAAGCACCAGTCTGGCTAAGCTTAATCTTATTATCTTGTTCAGCCTTAGCTTTCTGTTCAAGGAGTTCAATCTCAGCATCCCTGTCTGACTTAATAGGTGACTCACCGAAGGTAGTCTTGAAGCTATCCTGAAATACTTCCTTACCTGCTGAGTTCAACCCTGATAAGTTAGATGTGTACTGCGTAGCTAACCAACGCTCAGCAGCTTGACCTCCACGTTCTGACTTAACTGACTGGTACTGAGTAGCTAGTTTATTAACCTGACCTTGTATCTCGTTAGTCTTATCCTCAGGTTGGAACAGAGAGCCTATAACAGGCGCTAAGCTAGTAGCTAATGAACCGATAGCTTGCATGTTAGACGTAGCCGCTGAAGGCGCAGCAGGTGTACTGCTGGCCCCCTGAGCTGAAGTCTGTATTGGTGTAGTGAATGCCATTATTCTTCCTCTAATGGTTGATTAATTACTTGAAGTAGTGCATCAATAACCTGAGTCTGTTCAGGATTGTTCTGCTTAAGTTGTGTTAGATGTGCTGTAGCATCAGTAGGAGATAGACGACCTGCTAACTTAGTAGCGTACTTAGTCATGAACTCCCCTTCTGGTCTAATGAACTCTTTAGCTAGTGTATCCTTAGCTTGACGTGCTGCGTTAGGGTTAGTACTGAACGCTAGGTCAGCTAGCTTGAAAGCCTTTATCATATAACCAGCAGCTTTCTCTGAGGTAATAGCTTCGAACGGTTCATTGTTCATCTCATTAAGCATATAAGAACTGATACTCTTAGTTACTGCATCAACGTTCTCTTTAGTACTCATGATTTCATCAAGGGTATCGTAGTAACGCTGAGCTGCCTTAGGAGGAACACTGAACAGTAAAGGTATAGCTGCATCTGTACTGATATCTGCTATCTTACGACCAGCTGTAGTCCTGTACTCCCCGAAGTTCAATGCAGTCTCGTACCTCTGGTAATCCTTCATCCCTGCAAAGACGTTAGCTGCTTCATTAAGAAGTAGCTGACCCTCTTCTTCCGATACCTCTGCGTTAGAATGAAAGGCTTTAGCTATACTAGCCATGTTCCCAACAGTCTTCCATAAAGAACCAGACGGACCTGCTAGATTCAACGCCCCATCATGTGTGAACATCAAACCTAATGTACTTCCTACGAAACCTATTGGACTGAATCGAGATGCTAAGTCCAGTTCCTCTCCGTACATCTGCTCAGTAACCTTACCGAAGATACCATCCATAGTTATATCAATCATGTCCTCAGTAGCACCTGCTTCCTGTAGCTGAGTAACTAAGTCCGTGCTTACGCCTGTACCTAGCTTAGATTCTAGCCCGAACATAGCAGTAATCGTACCTAGTGTCATAGCTGACTGACCGAAGGAGCCACCCCAAGGGTTAGTACCCTTACGTGCCGCACTAAGTTTACCTAAAGAAGCTACGCTTACCGTAGGGTCAACTACTAACTGTAAGAACATCTTATGTACGTGCTGCATGAACTGTAGCTGTACACTCCATAGGTTCTGTTGGTACGTGAACTGGTCAGCTCGGTTCTGAGTGAACGTTAAACGTCTAGCATCCCCTAGGATAGTACGCTTAGCTAGTGCTGAGTCAAGCTTACGTCCTTTGTTAGCTTTCTGGAACCCTGTAGTAGCATGAATGTAAGCTAATAGATTACTTACGTCCGTACTTACCTTCTGAGGGAACATCATAGCTGACATAGCACGTCCACCTAGACCCCCACCCGGTAACATACTCTTCCAGAAGTTACTGCTCATCAGGCTGTTCTTACCAGCCTGTACTTTCATACTTGATTCGAACAGACCGAACATGTCATCCACTAAAGACGTACTGAACATACCTGAATCAAGCATATCCTGTAAGTATTTACTGAACTCCTCCCCTGATAATCCCATAGTCTTACCAAGTACCTTGTTCATCAAGGCTGACTCTCTGTTACCTCTCATCATAAGGCCTGCTAGAACAACAGGAGCCTTAGCGAAAGTCCCAGCTGCTCGTACAGGGTTATGTGCGAACAAGAAAGCTGACTGTGCAGCATTAGCTAGGGTCTGATACAATGGACGAGCAGCGATGAACACAGCAGCGGTCAGCTTAGTGCCTACCTTAACGAAATCCGTATCAAGTAATGATACACCTGCGTCACCAATGAACTCTTGGAACTGATTACCCTCTACTCTCCATGCACCTACGAATGAACGTAAGTCTTCAAGGAACTTAGTCTGTAATGTACCAGTCAGTGCAGCCTCTTGGTTCTTAATGTAGCCATGATACGCCTTAGCATCACGTATAAGCTTCTGTATCTCTGGCTTATCCTTACCTCTCCACTGGGTACGACTGAAGTCAGAAGGGAATCCCTCCTTAGCGTTACCTAGATGCTTACCGTAAGTAGCCATGAACTTAGACTTAAGTACGTTAACTGAATCCATACCTGTATAACGTCTAGCTTCTCCAAGAGCACGACCGATACTGTCCTCTACGTCAGCTACTTCAGCGTAACCTGATGGACCTAGGAGACGTTGTCCTCTTCCTCGTGCATGAGAAGGTACGTTAGAGCTAGTACCTACGGAATCAACACCTAGTTCAGATACTGCTTCACGAGAAGATATAACTTCAAGACCTTCCTCTCCTAAATCCTCAGCAGCTTGAGCAGCTTGCTTAGTATCTCGGTAGATACCGATAACTTCAGTAGCTTCTGTCTGTATACCGTTACGTACTACGTTACCTTTACGGATAAGCTTAGCACCTGTACCACCTGAGTGACCACCACCCCCTATCTTAGATATGTACTTAGAGAAGAAAGAGTCCTCTCCTAGGTAGTTCAAATCTACGTGACCCTTACGGATGTTCATAGTCTGATGAGGTAAGTCCTGTACTGTATCACGACGTACTATACTGAAGTCAAATAACTCACCACCTGAATTAAGAGGACGATGAGTACGTACTACGATATTGCCTTCTGCATAAGCAGCATCTAACAGGTCGTCTGTGAGCGTCTCTGCTGTGCCTGTAACACTATTGAATATCTTTGTACCATTCACTTGAGTAAGGCTGTCAGCGGCTGCCTCAGGGACAATGAACGGACGTTCTGCCATAGGTATACCGAATAACTTCCCCTTAGAATCCTCTAATGTATTAATCCCATCCTTGATACCACGGAAACCACGCTCTGCTAACCCTGAACGGTGTGCCTTATTACGGATAATAGCCATACCATCATAGAAAGAACGTGTACCTACATACGCATCCCATACTCTATCGGACATCTTACCTAAGTATTCCTTAGCAGCTACCTTATTAAAGGTAATACCGTGCTCATCTCCATGAGTAAGAAGCCTAGTCCACTGTTCACGTTCCATCTTACCACGTAGCTTACCAATAGGCTTAGTAAAATCCTGCATAGTAACAGCAATACGTGAAGCCTTATCCGTATAAGCCATAGCTGAGTCAACTACTGACTTCTCTACCCGTGAGCTGAAAGGTATTAAGTAAGAATGCGCAGGTAAGTAGCTATCTACCTTACCTTCTAGAGGGTTAACGTCCTTAGAAGTAACCTGATGCTCTACTTCAACATCAATGAAGTACTCAAGCTGGTCTTCTGGGATACTATTAACCTCATCCAGTTCTCTTAATGCACTGTTCTCTCCAGCAACACGGGCAGATATCTTTCCTTCTACGAATAAGTTACGCTTAGCTATCTCAGCGTCTCTGAGTGTATCGAATCCTGATGTACCATCTTTACCGAAGATAGCACGAGCCTTAAGGAAGTCACCGTTCTTCTCTAATGCTTCCCAAGAAGACTGAGGGTGCAGAGTAGCACGTGACTGAGCGTATATAGTTTGGATACTACGTTCAACACCTGACTCAAGTTCCTCCTGAGTGAGTATATCACTAACGTTCTGATTAGATACTAGACGTTCGAACTCTTCACGAGTCTTATCAAGAGAACTGTAGTCAAATTCTGATATCTGGTCAAGCTTATGACGTTTCTCTGTAGCTGTATAGCTAAGACCTGAGTCAGCTGTGCCAGTAGGTGTTAATCGAGAAGCTATACCTGACTTAGTTACACCTAGGTACTGTGTTAAATCTTCACCACTTGCCTCTGCTGCATTAAGAGCAGTACGTAGAGTCTCTGGTTTATTAACTGCTAGTGTATCAAGTAATGAACCTTTGTTCTCTACAGGAACTACAGTAGGTTTATGTGCTACTCCGTTACTAGGAGACAACGCCTCGGTAGCTTCTTGCATTACTGAACGTATGTAGTCAGCATCTTCTGAACTTAGTGTCTTATTAGCAGCAGCAGCTGAACCGAACAGCTTAGCACCTGATGCCTTAAGGAATCCTGTTAAAGACTTAGCTATGAAGCCTACCTCTGTTGCATCTAGTACATCGTCCATAGCTGCTAGCTGTGTACCGCCTCCTTCTCTTTCTAGTTCAGCACGTAAGTTAGTTAAGAAGTCAGTACGGTACAGTACGTTCTCTCCGAAAGGAGACTGAGTATCTGATATAATCTGTACGATTTCTTCTACACGTTCTATCTGTTCCTCTGCTGTACTAGCATCTTGTACGTAGTTATACAAAGCATCAACATCGTCAGCCTTGAAGACGTAATCCCCTGCGGAGATACCATGTACGCCTACCTTCTCTAGTACTTCAGTCTGGAACTTACGAGTACCTATGATTTGTCCACCGAACACAGCTTCTACGAAGTCAAGTGTAAGGTCGATACCAGAAGCTGAGTCGAACTCGTCCTGTATCTGTAAGTCAATAATACTACCCGATGCTCTGTCCGCTAGCGTCTTATTAACTAAGTCATTAAAGAACGTACCGTGCTTACGTGACTCCTCAGGAAGGGATTCCATAGTATTAACTATCATGTCAGCTATTTCATCACGCTGTTCGATAGAGCCTAACTCGTCCTGTACTACACCCTTAAGGTTCTCTGCATCTTCAGTAGTCTCAAGAGGCATACTAGTTAAAGCCGCCTCTGTGATAGGACCTTTAAGTCCAGTACGTGTAGAACTACGAGCTTGCTGTTCATCTGTACTTAACCCGTACACCTCAAGCTCTTGCTTAACACGTTGTACTAAGTCACCTGATAAACCATCAACACCTTCTTGTTGTACTGCTGTTAACGTAGCACGCTCCCCTGCTTGCACTGAGCTAACAGGAGGACGAGCAGACACACCATCAAAGAATGAAGTATCCTGTACTGCGTCGTTATAGAAATCTGTGTCTGCCATTATATCTCCTACTGAACTGTATTAGGCTTCTCTGTTGGCTGAGTGCCAGCCATCGCAATAGAGCCTACTGCTCCTGCTATTGAACTGACTACTCCACCTAGAACCTGTGCGTTATTAGCTGACTGTAACCGAGATGAGCTATAATTCTGTAAGCCCTGTATCTGATTAGTAAAGGCTATGTTACTAGAGGTCGTACTCTGAATACTTGAGGTACTTCCTCTATACCCTGAGCTGTCAAGCGTACCTCCTGTAGCGGCCCCTTGTGAACCCTGTGCAGCTGCTATCTGACCTTGTCGTACTTGAGCTAGCTGCTCACGTTGTCTACGTCTTGAGTCAATACGAGCCTGTGCTCTACTAGCTTTACGTGTCTCGCTACCAGCTTTAAGGTTGGACGCTACGCTAGCTACTGAGCCAACGATAGCTGCACCAATTGCTACTTCTATACCCATACTAAACCTCCATAGAGTACTGTACGTAGTCTTCTGTTTCAAAGGTAGGAGCTAGACCGAACATAGTCTGGAACTTACGAGTCTTACGGTCTTTCTTAGGGATGATAGAGTTAACACGACGACAGCCTGCCTTCGCTAACTCCTCTAAGCATACATCCCATATAGCTATCATACGTTTGTACTGCTTAACGTTCCAGTCCTTAACCTCACAGTGCATGAAAGCTTCACCGGGACGTGACTCGTGATGCTCTACCTTAACTTCTAGTGTATCGTCTTTGAATAATGTAATCATTGTTTTCCTCTCATGCGGTACTCAACTGTGTAGCCAAGTATCTGCATATCTTTATTAGGTTCAGCATCGAACCGGAACTGTATAGCTTTACCATAGCCACGTACACCCAGCTTAGTACTGATAATAGTCTCACCCGTATCGAAAGGGAAAGGGTAGTACTCAGGTATTAGCTTACGTTGTAAAGGCTTATAGATATCACGCTGTGCTGTCCATCGTAGACCTGTCCCTGTACCGTCGAAGTCCCACTTAGCAGTGAACAGACAAGAGCTAGGAGAGTCGTACGTGTACTCAGCAGCTTCGTCATCGTAACCTGTTATCTCTTCCTCAGTCTTCTGGAACATAACCTTCATAGAGGTAACACGTTTATCGTGACTGAACTTACCAAGCGTCTCAGGCTGTGACTGAATAAAGGATTCGTACGTTACTCCGTAGTCCTCGAATGAATCAGAAGTCTTAGTACTGAATCCGTACGTTACCTCTGTATCGTCTGTACTGTAGTACAAGAAGACTTGTCCTGAGTCCTTGTCGTATACTGAACTCTGGTGTGTACCAGAAGAGTACTGATTCTTGTACCAGCCCTGTGTACGTTCCTCGAATACGAACTCTGTATTAGTACCAGCATCGAATACGTGAAGCGTCCTGTCCTTACGGTTATACATCAGCGTAGTACCTTGGACTAAGAAGTCCTGTATCACTGAGTTAATGCTGAACTCTGTAAGGTTATCAGATTTAATCTGACCGTTCTCATTAACAGCTATACGGTGGATACCTGAGTCAGCTACGTAGTACACTGAACCTACTGATTCAGTACTGCTGTTATAACCTACTACGCCTTCATCTGATATCTTCTGTACTGCGTAGTCAACAGCAGAGAAGGATATACCTTGCTGCCCTACGAACCAGATACCCCTAGAGGTTAGTACTAGTACGCCTGTATTAAAAGGTATGATGTCGTACACCGCACCTGTGTTCTGTATAAGTATCTCACCGCCATCTGTTGCTAGTACATCAGATATCTCAGAAGACGTAGGGTCATTGTTCTGGTAGCATTTACCTAGAACCCCTATGTCATCAATGAATACCTGAGAGAAGTACACTCGGCCTTCTGCTCCGTAGAACAGACGACCGAATGCTGAACAGATACAAGTAGGATACTTCCTCGCTTGTATATCAATCATAGGAATCCTTAGGTGTATTAGCCATACCTATCCCTCGTTAACTTCTGGTGTAAAGTAGTTTAGGATTTGTTTAGTTTCCGCAAGACTGTGAACGAACGGCCCTAGCTCGCTGCTTTCCATTGCTGCTATCGTTTCATCTGTAGTTAGCTCTTTCTCTTCAAAGTCTGGGTACTGCTCTTTAAGTCTTGGGTAATCTTGATTAGTAAACACTAAAACACGATAACCGTTAATTAAAGGCGCATCAGGCCATGAGGTATGCAGAAAGTCAACCCATGATTTATCTGTTACAAATGCGTAAAGCTGGTATAAATCACTCACAATTCAGACTCCTTTTTCCACACTGCTTCCGTGTAATTAGGCATAGTCGCAATCAACACACCATCAGCGTTAAAGTGCTTAATGTTTTTTATGACAGCCTGAACAGCTCCTGTTGAGCGCTTAAACTGAATAGATTGAATTTCACTCTTTGAGTTGTAATAAAAAGTCTTAACGCCAGCGGTTGAAAATACAGAGCCCGCGCTAGCATTTTGAGTGCAAGTGATTGTGCTTCCGGTTATGCTTTCTATTTCAAACTGAATATACCCAGACTCCGGCTGGTCAAAACCCGATAAAAACTGCACTGTATTTGCAGAACCATCACCAATAAGCTGCCACCTTCCATCGCCCAAATAGCTCCATTGGTCCATTGCAAAAAGGGGACTCTCAATAACCTCTTGCGTATATAAATTCTCACCAAGCGGTGTTGTGGTGGCTACTTGAAATGCGCCTTGGTCTTTGTTGGTTAGGGGTATTTCGTGGGTTAGTGCGTCGTTTGCGTCGTATACCTTAATGGATTTTATGTAACCTTTAAGGTGGTTTGATTGAGTAAATCTAGCACCCAAAATGTAAACCTCCTTGTCCGCCCTGTTTGCTTCCTGCTCACTCCTTATTAGCGAAAGCATAAAGCTCTCACCATTACTTGGAGCCTCTCGCGTTTCAACACCATTAACCTCTATGTGCATGTAATCTCTAGGGTCGAAAAAGTAATTAACTAAGTTTGTATCAACCCGCTTCGACTCAACCAACCCTTGACCATCTGTAACCTTCATTGATAGTTGATTGCCTGCATCTGCGGACATTTCAATATCAACCTTGTAATTACCCACTAGCTGAATAGGCTCACTCAACTGCCAATATTGAGTTGCACCGTCAAGTCTTGCAACGTAGTTAACTGGAGGTGTACTCCAGAAACCAGTAAGCATATCCGCTAACGTCCCTGTGAAGCCGTCGTCTCTTAGTTTGTTATACAGCCTGTCGTTCAACGTGCCTGTAGTATAACCTTCCCTCGTGAGGTAGTCCATCCATGCTTGGTTAACAGAAGTAGCTGTACCTTCTGTGCCATTAAGGTAACTTATTAAATCCCCTCCTGTAACGGAGAGTAAGCTATCGTTAATCATTTAACCTCCATAGGTCTTAACTAAGAACAGGCTTATATCGTACATCGTTAAATTACCTGTTACTGATTCAATACGAAGTAATCCCCCGTTAGCTACGAAGGTAGACTTACAGAAGACAGGGAAGTTAATCGTGTACGTCTGTACTGTATTAGCTCCACGTAGCATACGTACTGGCTGAGACGCTACAGTAATACTGTCGTTCCCTGCTGCTGACAGGTCAAGGGAGACGTTAAACCCTCCACTAGCCCCTGACGATGTACTAGCTTTAAAGGTTATTCGTATATCGTACGTATCGTTAATGTTGTTAGGCCAAATACGTGTACCGTCATACAGAGGAGGACTACCTGTTGGTAAAGAACTCTCGTCTACAGTAGCTGCGTTATTAGGTAAGTTAACTACTGTACCCTGAGAGATAACTAATGGGCTTGCTGCTGTGTACTGAGTATCTGCGTACAGTGCCCAACCTGAACCTGCCATATAGTTACCTTCTTCTGCTTCGTTCATTCTACTGAAATACTTCAGCATCTCATCTTGTAATGCCATACTCCCTCCTAAGGAATAATAAAGCCCGGTGGTAATACAGGGTCATTCCAGTCACTACCGCCTGTGCCTCCGCCGTCACCAGTGCTTGCACCCTGCTCTATAATCTTAGTAGCTGAGTTACCTACTGCGCCGTCGTTGTTCTTAGAAGTAAGCTTGCTGTTCCTGTCGATGTTACGTATGTTATACACGTAGTGCCCACGAGCTGCTTCAGTACTACCTAAGTCTATGTTGTCCAGAGATTCTGGGTCGAACTCTTCTTTACCTGACCCTGAATCCACTGAGTCACCTAGAGCGACTATGTCAGCATTACTAGGGTAAGCCCCTATCTCTGTATTAAAGTACGTTACAGGGTCTCCCTTAGAGCCTGAGCCTAGTATACGGTCTTTGTACCATCCTGCATTGTACAAGTTATACTTATGTTCGTCGCTTAATGTGCTGGGACGCTCGCCTATACTGAGGCTGTCGTTCAGTAATGTGAAGTCTCTGATGTAAAGGGTAAGTACGTAAACGTCGTACGAGTCTCCTACAGGCTGTAGTATAACAGGTGACGTGCCTAGTGTGATTACTAACCGAGAGCGTATGTCTACGAAGTTAGGAGGTACATCGTCAGGAGTATCTACTACGAACTCGAACTCTATATCATAGTTCTGGTTATGAACTACTATAGAGCTTACCTTCTTGTCTTCTTCGTCAGTATAGCGGAAGACTGTTATGTATTTCTTAGTAGCTTCCCAGAAGAACACCCCTTGTACTTGGAAGTCAGGGGCTGTTACACCTGAAGGTGTGAACTTAAGGTCTGCTGAATGGATACGAGCTAAGCCTAGCCTACGAGCACGAGTACCGTTCTCAAGGTTAAGCTCCATGTTAAGCTCGTCTGATGTTGTACCCTCAGGTGCAGCTAAAGGGTTAGCCTCCGTGTTTAACCCCTGTACGAACCCAAGGTAATCCTTTTCCCCTCTAGCTATAGGCATCAGCTGTTCCCTTTGTATGCATCAATAGCTCGTTGAGCTACTGCCTCTGTTGTGTACAGGCTATTAAGAACCTTAGGTAGTTCACCACCGCCTTCGTAGTACACCTCGAATAAGCATGTGTTCTTAGCTAGTCGTGACTTAAGTTCTTTCTTAACCGGTGCAGGTTTATCTTCCGTCTTAGTTTCTGTAGTCTTCTTAGGTGCTGGCATTAACGTCTCCCGTATCTTACCGTTGGTTTCTGTATACCACCTATACGTTGGTGGTCTTGTTGCATCTTAGCTTCGAACACTCTTGCTCGTCTAGCTACTGTAGGCTTAGCCTCTTCGATGATAACTTCGTAGTACTCATTAAGCAGTGTATCCTGAAAGCCCTGCATAAGGTGAGCAGGTAAAGGAATCTCGAAGCTGTCTTCTAAGTAGAAAGGCTTCTCACGGTTAGCTACGATTAAAGACTTCTGTTCATGAAGTGTAGTATCAACTTCTTTGTCGTACGAGTCGAAAGCTATAAGCTCTCCGTCGAATGAAGTACAATACCTAGGTTGAGTATCAGTACGGATAACGTACTCAGCTCCTGTACTAGGGTCTTGAACCTTAAGCGTCTCGTCCTCTGATGTACGGTTAACACGTACTACGTCAAGGAAGTCCTGATTACTAAGGTACTCAACGTCTTCCATATCAAGCTCAGGATACTCGTCCTTGCTGTACTGCACTCGACTGAACTGTATTGAGCGTACTCCGTCAGGGATACGTAGATAGTTAGGTGCTGATGTATCACCTACACCGTCCAGTGTACCGACGTAAGAGTCGAACTGTGCGTCTCTAAGCTTACCTGCTATACGGTAGTAAACCTCTCTAGCAAGAGTAGCGGTACGTTCTGATTCATCCGTATCAAAGATACTATCAACTTCAAAGGAGCCTGAGTACTGTAAGCAAGTCTGTACTGCTTGTAGTAAAGTAGACATAAATTCTCCTAATAAAAAAGCCCCTGTACCTGAGGAGGCAAGGGGCTAGGTCTCAGGTGTCGCCCCGCAGGGTGCTGTTCCTATGGGTAGCAGAGGGCGACAATATCCTTAGTAAGTTTTAGTACCAGCGGCTGCTGCTGTTGCAGGAACATAGCGTAGTCGTACTACTGCTTTACCTGCTGTCAGTGAACTTGAACCGTCCAGTGTAACTTGTACTTGTGAGTCAGCTGCGCTAGCAGTACCAACTAATGCACCTGCACCAACTACTGTAGCATTCAGGGAATCAACCTCTGTAAGTGCGTCAACAGTAATAAGGCCATCTGCATCAAGGGCTGAACCCTCTGGCGTATAAGTACCAACTGTAATGAAGTCAGAACCTGCTGCACCATCAGTACCTGCGAAGGGTGTTAGGACAACTAGTTCAGTACTTCGTAAATAGGAACCTGAGGGGATAGTATGAATCATTTCATTCACACCCGCTGTAGGTAAAGCGTTCCAGTCGAAGATATATTCAACCTGAACCTCGTCACCTACTCGTGATACAGTACGACCGAACTTGCCTTCTGTACCTTCTGGGCCGAACTTAGTGATTCGACCGTTAATGTTTTCGATATTTAAGTCAGACATCTTATTCCTTACTTATCTGTTAGTACAACGGCTAGTGTTTCAGGACGCTGTAAAGCGAAGCCCCAACGAGATAAAGCCCAGTGCTCGTCACGTTGTAAGTCGTCGTTACGCTTGTTACCTGCTGTAGGTGACTTACGTACAACACCCATGAAAGGTTTACCTTCATCGTCGCCTACGTACAGTGCCATGTTAGCAACACCGTTAGCACCAGTTGACTTACCATCAATAGTCTCTGCGCCTACGCGAGGTAGTGTAGTACTAATCATGATATCGAAGCCGTAGATGTTACGGTAGAACTGCATACCAGTACGGTCAGCGAAGCCTGTCTCGATAAGACCTTCGAAGCGAGGGTTATCAGAGGTAACTACTTGTGCTAAGCCGTTAAGCTCGAACTCTACTGTAGGGTCAACGATTAAGATACGACCGTTAGCAGGGATGTTAGCTTCGTCGAATGATAACTTAAGTTGACGGATGTCATCCAGAGTAATCTTACGAGCGCCGTTTGTACCACCTGATGCTACGAAGCGGTGAGGCTGTGCATTAATCAGGTTAAGGTCGCCAGCTGTTTGTTGTGACTGAGTAGCCATAACGTCTGAAACCATCTTAGTCATGAACGCTTGAGTACTCTTACGTAGTCGTGAACTAACTAAACCCGGTATCTTAGAAGCGCCGTCTTCACGTAGCTTATCTGTGATGTACCAAGCATCTTGGTCGTAGTCACTGATACGTAATTCAATACGTGATGTATCAATAGCAGAGAAGTCTAACGGAGAGTTCTCAGCGTATGGTGATAATGTGATGTCACCGATTTGGTCAATGTTCAATACTTCGCCTTCAGGAAATTCTGAAGTACGGTCGTTAAAGAACATGCTTGCATCCATCAGCTGTTGAGGGAACGACTCAATAAGAGACGTGCTGTACAACTGTTGGATTACCATTGCTTGTGTATTACCAGTAGTTTGCATTGTTTATCCTTTTAAATACTTGTCAGGGTTTTTAAGAGCGTCTGCGATAAAGTCCGTTCGTTCTCGTGCTGAGCCTTTCGACATCAGAACTTCTGAGACTGAACGTTCACTCTTCGGCTCAGGTTTAATATAGACAGAAGATGAAGGAGAAGCTGATTCCTTGCCTTGTACATTAAGACCAAAGAGTGCAGCGAATGCTGCTGGCTTAGTACGGGCAAACTCTTGGATAGCTTTCTTATCCATCTGTAGTTCTTGTCCACGCTCTAGGAGCTTAGTCTGATAGTCAGTACCGAACTTATCCTTAGCAGCTTGAACAGCTTTCTGTTCGTTAGCTTGTAGGACAGTCTCTTTACTGCGACTATCTAGTTCCCCAAGTAACTCCTGAAGTAACTCGTCCTTATTGAACTGGGCTTGTGGCGCAGATTGTGTAGGCGTTGTCTCAGGTTCATGGGCTGGAGCTTGCTTAGCTTGAAGCAGTTCCTCTAACTTATCCAGTTTGTCTAACTTAGACATTGAACCGCGGAAGTCTTGAAGTTCTTTTTCTAACTGAGCGATATGAGCGTCCGCTGAACTAATCTTCTTAGAAGCTGATTCTGCGTCGTACTCACGGTCTCCTACTTTGAACAATGCACTCTGGTCGGAAGCTTGTTCAGTTTGACTTTGTTCAGACTTGGTCTCGTCTTCAAACATCGTCACTCCTTAATTGATTAATTATATTACGATAAGCAGTTCGCTTACCTCTTGATAAAGCAGTATGATACTTAGATTGGAAAAGAGATATGAATGTAGAAGACTCAACTTCTAGTACTTCTTTCTCAACTTCCTGTTCTAAGTATTTAATGAGTTCTTTAGTAAGTTCGTTATGATGATAATCATTAAGACGAGAGACTAACTTATCTTTCTCTTCTTTGTTTTCTTTATGATTAAAGAGTCTAGTAACGAACTTAGGAATCTTGTATTTCATGGAGATCTCTTAAAGCTTTAAGAAGTCTTCTAGAAGTAAAGTAAGTCTAATACGAATTACGCTTTAACTTTCTAACAGAGTTCTTGGTAATATTAATATAGTAAGGGGGCACTTACTTTGCAAGAATTAATTTAAAATAAATTAAAATAAGTCTGTATCCCTTATTCCATAAGGAGTTCCTGCATACTAGGTTGAGATAAATTACTAGTTAATTGCTGTTCAGCGATAGCTTGCTGCTGTTGCATATCAGCTTGTTCATCTATCTGTGCGAACTTCTCAATAGCCTTGAACTCAGTCAGTCCACCTAACGACTCAACAGCTTGTGCTAAGTTATACGTATTCAGGTGAGCACCTATCAGTTGACCTAGGTTAGAGTTAGCTAGCGTATTAATCATATTCAATTGCTTAGTCTCTACAGAGAACCTACGTGCGCCGACTGGTACTAGTACACCATTAGACTTAAGATCTTCTTCAGTTATCTCTATGAACGTAGGAAGTCCAGTCTCATCTAACGTCTGTGCTTGTACGATAGATGTGAAGTTCTCACGAGCTAGTATAATCTCTGAACGAATCATAGGCTCTAGTAAGTCTATCTCGAACTGAGAAGCCTTATGCATGAACTTACGCATACCTGCATCCATTAGCTGAGAGACTTCACCTAACGTCTTCTCTCCCGGTGTACGGTAGCCTTGCAGTTGAGGAGGAAGACCAGCAGCCTCACGACTTAATGCCATCAGTTTATCTTGATGCATGTCAGCAGTAAGTACTGTAGTATCAGGAACGATGTCACGTACACCGCCACCCTCGGGGGCTAGGTACTTAGTCTGTCCTGTACTGGTATCGTATATCTCCTCTACGTCACCTATGTATACTCGGTCAGGGAAGATGAATCTATCAAGTGCATCTGACTTAGAGTTCTCTCTGTGGTTAATCTGGTAGTTCATGCCGATTACTTTATCAAGAGGACCTTGGCTCCATAGGTTATCAGGCTTCTCCGCCCAGCTAGCTTTATGGATATGACCGTCAGATTCCTCTTGCATAACCAGGGTAGTACGGTCAGCTATGACTACGCACTGGTCAGTATGAAGTTCTTCTGTTTCATCATCCCATACGTCACCGTACAACCACAGTAGCTCAATAACACCTGAGTCGTAGTAAGACTGTAAAGAAGTAAAGCCGTCAGGTAGGAACTGCTTGTTCTTGTTAGTATCAATAGACGAGCCTATATTACCTTGGTAACGACGCTGTAAGATTTCTTTAGTCTTACTGTCATCAAGACCAACCTTATCAGCGAACTTCTTGAAGTCACCTAAGGTCATAACAGAGCGTACTATCTTAGTTGTGTTAGCGAAGTCAGTAGCTGCTGGGTCGAATACGATGTCGTAAGGACTAATACGTTTAGGCACAGGGCCTCTGTAACCGTCTCTGCCGCTATTAGTATGGGTAACATGTACGAATGCATTACCGTACGTTACTAAGTCCTGTACGAGCTTCCTGAGTACCTTCTCGAAGCCATTCAAACTATGACGGTTCTTAATATAAGCTAGGACTTTCTCTCGCTTATCTTTAGTACCAGCTTGTAAGTCGTAAGGTTTCCACCCCATGAAGTCTTCGTTAGGGTACACTGTCGAATAGATAAGAGACTCAAGCTCTTCTTTAATCTCAGCTACTACAGGGATATGAGTAGTATGGTCATAAGACCCTGAGGTATTAAGGCTAGTCGTATCCGTTGCGTACAGGTACGATTCAATCTCTTCCCACTTCCCTCGGTTCAATGAACGCTTTGATTGGAAGCTGGACCACTGCTCGCTGATACGTGAAGCAATCACATCAGGCTTCGTGCTTTGTAATGTTAGACTCATCGTTTACTTCCTCTCCTGCCACCAAAGCGGCTCATTCGCTCTGTAAGAGCTTTTCTATTAGTACGTATACCTTTGCCTAGGGGAGCCTTTATCTTGCTCACAGCGAGCGCTAGGGCGTCCTTAAGGTCATCATTAGGGGGACGGGGCATCGTTAGTTCGTATTCAAGGTCTCGGATAAGACCTTTACGCATGTGAAGAACCTCTCCGTTACGGTAGCGGGGTTCAAGTATTTGCAAGATACGTTCTTCTTTTTTCTGTTTGTTACTTGCAACCTCTCCCTCAACCTTGAGAGTACCACCTTCTTTTCTAATCTGGTCTTGCAAGTACTGCTTGATTAACTTACCACCGTTGTTAGTTTCAACCCAGAGTTCCTTAAAGCCCCAGTCACGATGTAAGTCAGCTACCTTCTTATAGAACACTTCGTACTTCTCTGTCTGGAACTTATCCAGATCAAGCACATAAAGATATCCGTCCGTATCCATACCTACCACAAGGATAGCAGTGAAGTCTCGTCTACGGCTCGCTGAGGAGCTGAATGCTAAGTCCATAGCAGCTACCAGCTTAAGGTCTTTACCTGAGTACTGCCATGTATTACCAGTATGGGTCAGGTGCTTAGGGTTCATGTACTGGAAGTTCTCCCTGCTAATACTTTGCAAGGATGAATCGTTAGGGTCATTGTAGTACTGAGCGAAGTAACCAGTGATGTCTCCATCGATAGACATATTAGCTTTCTTAATAGCTAGCTGCTGTACATCGAACCCGTACCACTCACCGTTCTCCATCTTAAGACGAGGCCATAAGAAGTTACCGTTACCTGCGCGGTTAGGGCTGTCCTCTACTACACGTTCGAAGATAGTCCAGAGCTTATCGTCTCTATCGTACTCATCATCTACGAACACTGGTACAGTTATCTCAAGGATGTTAGCGTACAAGTCGTCCTCGCCGTAACGAGTACCTACCGCCTTAGCCTTAGACCCTGTAGTCATAATCTTAGTACAGTTCTTGTAGCACTTAACAACGTCCTGCTTCTCAGCATCGGAGTCGTAGTTCTCATCCGTTACTAAGTCATCGAAGAGTACCTCGTTACAGTGATACCCTGTCTTACCTGACTTAACGGAAGTCACCCTAATACTAGGGTCACGTACCATACGCTTCTTACGTTCAGGGTGGTCAAGCTTAATAACTTCGTTAGTCCATGTACCTGTAGGTTTATGTTTCATTGAACCGTCACGGTCTTTCACGTAGTTCAGATGTTCAGGCCAGAGAAGCCTATGACTGTCTGAACGAAGTATATCCACCACAACGTTAAGCTGTTCTTGTCCTAGACCGGGGTTAGCAGATACGTACAGGAACGTCCACCAAGGAGCTACTGTTAACTTCCATGCAGCGTACACTGCTAGGCAGTGAGACTTCTGATGGTCACGAGGGATTAAGGCTAACTGGTAGTCAGACTCCCCGTGTTGGAAGTAATGAAATAACTCTTTGTGTACGTCTCCGTAGTAACGGTCAGGGAACATTACACAGGCGAATGTATAAAGGTCTTCTTCACAGACCTCTCGTAGTTCCTGTAGTTCCATTAATCCTCCTAGTCGTCAGCTCTGCGTCTATCAAGTCTTTCACAAAGCTTCTCGATAGCAGCAGTCTGTCGGTCTATACTGTCCTTAAGAGGGGACGTATGAAGAAGTATCATCTGCACAGTCTCCGTCTTGTCGTAGTAACCCTTGTCCAGAGTCTGAGCAGTAACGCTAGCCTTGGACTCCACCTTGTTTATACGAGTAAGTAACATACGCCATACCACCCCGATAAGTCCACCAATGACAGCAAGACCTGCTGCCGCTGGTTTCCATAACAAGGCGATACCTATCTCACCTGATGACATATTAATTCCTCGCACGGCTTATGCTCTGAACAATACTATCGATAGCTGAAGTATCCTTCTTCACAGGTTTCTCTTCCTTAACTTTCTTAGTAGGCGTACCGAACAGAAGCTTCTGAGCGTTAACGTTACCACCATGAGCAGCCTCCATCAGCTGCCTCTTAGCAAGGGACTCATCACGTAGACGCATGTCCTCCCTCCACTGTTCAAGCCCCTCGAAGCTGTACTCAGGTACTCCCTCCATGAACCATGACAGGGAGCAGAGTTTACGCCAATGCTTCATTGAACCTACTAGCTTGATAGCAGCATCGTACTCATCGACCGAGTGCATGTATACTAAGTAAGCTGATATACGTTGTGTACCTTTGTACTCCACATCCTGATTCTTTAATGTGTAAGTAGCTGTCTCTTTGTGAGGAGAAGGGAACTCGTAGAACAACGCTTGGGTCGCGTCAAGGCCCTTTCCGACCTTGAGAGTAACCCTTTGCTGCTTGCAGTCCCACTCCTCGTAGTTAATGTGTTGCATTATACCTCCGGTACGTTACTAATTCTATACCAAGAACTGAAAGAAGAAGCTGCGTTAGAGGTAGTAGCTCTCCACAAGTTGCCATTTAACTGCTGAACTTCTAAGTAACCGTAGGTGCCAGAGAGTACTAATCGAACAACCCCAAACCCTGCGGCTACCTCAGGCCAGTTTATATCCGTGAGGTCCCCTCCCAATGGAGATAAGTTAGCCCTGTAGTAAACACCGTTAGCTATTGAACCGTTACCTGCTAGGGTAAAAAGGTTATAATCTTGTCTGGTGTCTCCGGTATCGGCGACTAGCAGGTTTAAGTCAGTGCTTAATATATCTTGAGTAATTAATCGTCCAGACGTGTCATCTTTTAATGTAATGTTTCCGTCGATGTCTAGGACTACCCCCTTACCTCCGCTCTCACAGACTAGGTCGTCCGCTTGCCATAAGTTAAACGTTGTAGAGTACCTTACTACGGATCGACTCCCCTTAGACATAACAGGGAACCTATCCGCTTGCTGCGACCCAGACCTCATGTTAACCTGCGCACCGACAAGGTTTAGAGTACTACCGCCTCCTGAGCTTTCACATATAATTAAGCTACCAGAAACATTGCCTGACCCGTCATCGTAGTCCGATATAGATCCAGTCCCGTCTCCTGACGAGTCACCTCCTATGTAGTTACCTCCGTTAACAGTAACGTCTGAATCATAACATCTAATTAATCCAGAACCTGTGTTAGCATCATCTCTGAACTCATACCTGCTTTCTACCGCACAACCTGTTAACGTCACGTTTGAGTTTTTAATATCCCAAACATAGCTACCCTTGTAGACGTTATCCGCGCTGGAGTTTTGAGCATTAGAGTAAAGAACCCCGTTAAGGTCGTAAGGGGACTTCCTGTATTTACCGCCAGAGCAATCCTCAAAGTTCCAAGTTGACCCCATCTGCGTACCTAAACCCGAGTCTGGTTGCCAGTTAGTTGTAACTTGGTGGTTAGAATCCTGACCTCGTAAGTGCTTAAATGTTATGTAGAAGTGTCTGCTAGCCCCGTCTGATAAACAGTGAGCGTAGTAAACAGAGTTTGACGCCCTGTGGTATATATTGCTGAACTCAGAGTGAGACTGCCCTCCACTAAAAACAATATGAACTAAACGCTCATAACCCGTCCCCTCTGCGTCGTAACTGAAGCCCCCTACTAATAAGTCCCTCTGGGTGGAGGTAGTACTGCCGGACTCCCCGTTTATACGCAGGCTGATAATTAAAGCGTTAACCTCGTACTCTTCAGGAGAGTCTATCCCTGAGGGGATTCTGTCGGTATCAAACAAAAGAGAGGAGGACGGGATGATTGTAGTTCTCTGCATCCCTTTACCTAAAATCTTAGCAGGCTTCGCGTACAGGTAAACCGACGTACCCCAGTATACATTACCCTCTGGAAGTACAGTATCCATCTTAAGGTAGAAGTCTGCATCCATAACCCTTTGTACATAAACACCCGCGTCACTAGATGGCTCGTTTATCTGGAAACCTAGGTTTGTTATGTCGTGATAAGACTCTACAGATAAGACGAATTTAACAGAAGGATCGTAGGTACTCTCTAGTATATCCATGCCGTTAGGTGTAGCTGTTGTAGAGATCTCCCATGTACCCCCTCCGTAGCCAGTCCCTTCGTGATACTCATTCACACGGATACGTTCACCTACCCTACCGGTGCTGACATCTAAAGACTTAAGCTCCTCCGTATCTGAAACCCGGAGGGTATATACTTCAGTTAACCCTTTAATAGCGTCATCCACGTATTGAGAACTTACGCTTAACCCTGTAGGTATATCCCCTTTACGTAGAGGCTCTTGGTCAGTTAAAGGGGCTGGGAGATTAAGGATACGTCTTGAGTTCATATCAAGATTAGCATCCATGTAATTAGGAGTAACACCCTTGCGGTCAAGAGTATCTTCCATTGCTAGCTCAACCTTAGCTAGTTCGTTATTAATACCTTGTAGGGTACTAACGGGTGTACGTGTATAACGTGCCATAGTGTTCCTTATTTACTTTAATGCCTTTTTCTCGTTAGTCCTGTAGTGAGCGTATCCTAGATAGCCTGCACCGAACAGTGCCCACATCTCTGAAGGGATAGCTGATAAGAACATCTGGAATCCTTCTATGACAGCAGCAGCGAGTACTGGGTCGAAGAAGAACAAGAATCCGAACAGAGGAGCTAGTAGCATGTACGTGTACATAACGTACAAGAACGTTGGCCTAGCTCGTGAAGTCCAAGGGTCGTTAGACTGAGCCTCAGAGTTAATAGCAGATAAAGACGTACGTAACGTCTCTAGTTTATCTGAACGTCTAAGAGACTCTAGCTTAAGAGCAGCATCAGCTTTCTCAGCATCAGTCTCGAAGAGTTCATCAATTATCTTGTAGCCAGTATCAAGTACTGCTGTCCAAGGGAGTTTCATATTCTTTCCTTATCTCTTCCTTATTCATAGACTGCCATACGGCAGATAAATACATCTAATATAGTAAGAGAAGGTATGTATTGCAAGGCAATACCCTAAAAGAAATAAGAGAGATGAATAATAGTGACAAGAGCGTATGAATAAAGAGTGAGTGCCGAGACTACCGTAGGTAGACGAGTGCTCGAACCTATCGGGTAGGAATCTGGACAGGCGAAGCCGATAGTCTGTTCGAGAGACTTAAGTCAGTCGCTCTAGAGGCTAGGGGTTATAAGACTTGCAGAAATGTTAGAGGTGCTATGCACCCCACCCCGACAAGCAAGTAAAACCCTAGGGTCCCCCTAAGCTCCTAGAGTACCCCCGTCAACCTTCTTAGGTGTTAGCCGTAAGGCTGTCGGGACGTAAGGCCATCGAGGGGGCT